TTAATACTTCCTGCCGATGAAGATGACGCGGCCCACGATGTTGATTTCGCCAACATGGGCTTCGTCCGGTGGGACGCGATCATTGTCGGAGAGAATGATTACTGTTTCGCTCCGAAATCGAAGCCGCTTGATCATCGCGATATCGCCGACCGTCAATGCCCAGATTGCGTCCTGTTCTCGTACAGCTCGCTGGGAGCGGTCGACGAGAACCATGTCGCCATCGTTCAATGTCGGCTGCATGGAGTCGCCGCGCCCGCGGGCGAAGGTCAGCATGGCGGCGGGCGTCCGGGTGATCCCCTCGAGCCAGCTCCGCTGGAAATAGTGGCGTTCGGTCGTCACCGGCCCGTCGGCGAAGGTGCCGCCCAGCCCATAGGCCAGATCAACCTCGTCGATCGCGACCAGGTTCATGCCGTCGGCCCCATCGGTCGGCGCGCGGCCGGTCAATAGCCAGCCAGGATCGACGTCCAAGGCGTCCGCCAGCGCGAGCAGCGTGTCGGTCTTCACGATCGCGCCGTTCTTGATGACATCATTCACGGTGCTGCCCGGAACCTTCGATTTTTCGGCGAGCCAGGCCTGCGATCGCTCGCCCAATGCATCCTGCACGCGCTTACCAGCCGAATTTTCGGAAATAACCGCTTTGCGTCCGAGTTTTCGTATGATATCCGGTTTCTCGGATTTATTCGAGGACTGGGTCACAGACCATGCTTTCGCAGATGCATCCGGAGGACGTGAAGGCGGCGATCCGCAAGCGTTTCCGCACCATTTCGAACTTCGAGAGCCAGAAAGGGCTGCCCGAAAAATCGGTGCACGACACGCTTCGGGGCCGCACAAGCGGTCGCGTCGCGGCGGCGATCGAGGCGGTCCTGGCTGAAAATGCTGCTTCCTCCGAATCCGAACATTCGGAACATAGCGCCGCCGATGCCGCGACGCACCGTCTAAACGAGGCGGCGGAATAGACATGGCGAGCCAAGCTATTCCGACGTCGGCCGAGCCCGAGATGAACGAGATCGACGCGCTGGTGTCGGTTCGGGTCGATCAGATCGAGCTGGGCGACCGGCTGCGCCCGGTGGATGCGGACTGGGCGCGTGCGCTCGGCCAGATCATGGCGCGGCAGGGCCAGCAGACGCCAATCGAAATCTGCCGGCTGCCCGGGCAGGCGAGCTGGACGATTGTCACCGGTGCGCACCGCCTGATCGGCGCGCGGTCCGCGGGCATCGAGTATCTGAAGGCAATCGTTGTCGGCGCGGATCGGGCCGAGCGTCGCATGCGCGAGGTCAGCGAGAACCTGTGGCGGCGCGACCTTGAGCCGATCGACCGCGCGGCGTTCATCGCCGAACTGGCGCTGCTGTATCGTCAGCGAGCAGGCCTCGCCACGGCGGATCACCGGTCCAAGTCGGTCCCCGCGAAGTGGAAGCAGGCGCTCCAAGCGGAAGCGGTCGAGACGTTGGAAACGATTTCCAACGTCTATGGCTGGTCGGAGGAGATCGGTGCGCAGCTCGGGCTGACGAGCCGCACGGTTCGCAACGACCTGTTGATCTATCGCCGCATCGCGCCCTCACTGATCGACCAGTTGCGGCGCGAGCGCCATCCGGTCGCCACCAACGCGACCCAGCTGCGCGCCCTGGCCAAGCTGGAGCCGGAGCATCAGCGCGAAGTCGTCGAATATCTGATCTGGCGGACGCACCCTTCGGGCGTCGGCCCGGTCAAATCCGTGTCGGCGGCGATCGCGCTGACCCGCGACAATTCGGGCGGTGCCGATCCCGAAACGAAGCGGCTGACCACCTTCCTCGGCACGTTCGGGCGGATGTCGCTCGCCGAGAAAAAGGGCGCGCTCGCGCAGCTCGCCGGGATGCTGCCGGCTGGGTTCTCCATCGAAGGGGTGACCGATTAATGTCTGAACAGGATTCGACGCGCCCATCGTTCGACAAGCTCGACTTCGCGGCCGGCTGCATGATCGGGCTGGGCTTTTCCACCGTCATGTGGCTCGTCATCGGCATCGCAATTGTGTGGTGCATCGCATGAGCCCGCGCCAGGCCGCTGTGCTGACGTTCGTGCGCGACCATATCGGGCGGTTCGGCGAAGCGCCGACGTTGCGCGAGATCGGCGAGGCGATCGGCGTGTCCACGCCCGGAGCGAAGGGGCTTGTCGACGCGCTGGTGGCCGACGGGCGACTGTTGAAGACGCGCGCGCGGCATCGAGCAATCGAGCTGCCTGACACCATCGACCTGCGCGGCGTAACGAGCGAGGCGATGGAGGCCGAGCTGGCGCGGCGGGGCTTTACGCTGGCGGCGCTGGACGATGGTCGCGGCGTCGGGCTGGGGCCGCGCACGCGCACCTGCGCGGCCAGTAGCTGCCATCGCGAGGTTTCGCGGGGCCAGTTGTTCTGCCGCGCGCATTGGTTCGACCTGCCCGCGCATCTGCGCGAGGGCATCCACCGGGCGCACAGCCGGCGCGATCGCGCGGCCTATCAGCAGCTTGTCGGCGAGGCGCGCGACCTGGTCGATGCGTCCAAATATTCCCACCCGTTCGACGAGCGAGGCCGGTGATGGCGCGCCAGACCGAAGCCGAGCGGCTGCGCGAGCGTCGCCTGACCTTTGAGCGGGCGATGGCCGACGGCGTCAGCATGGAGGAAGCGCGCGACCGCATGGCGAAGGATCGCTGGGCGGCGATCGAGGCGCGGCTCGCGTCCAAGCGCAAGGCGACCGGGCTTTGCGGGACTTCGCCCGATCAAGTGGCCATCGGCACCGGCGGCGGCTTTCAATTCCATCGTTATCAGCAAGTGATCGTCGACGCGGTGCGCGCGTCCGCGCTCACCGGCGACAGCCGCCACGCCGCACCCCGGTTCGTGCCGGTCGACGATAGCGACGACGGCCTGAAGTGGTTCCAGCGATGATCCGGTTGACCGTCACGTATGGCCCGCCGCGCAAGGCACCGCCGAGCCTGCGCCGCCCGCGCAACCTCGACCCGCTGCAGGTCGATGTCCTCGCCGCGCTGATCGCCACGATTCCGCCGAAGGAGCCACGACCGTGAGCAGTTCTAAGCCCTGTCTGGGCTATCCCAGTCGCACCGATGCAGTGCTGGCGTTGCGCGATCTCGGTCAGTCCGATCGCGAGATCGCCCGCCGCATTGGCATTGAGCCAAAGACGGTGAGCGCGCTCGCGATCAGCGCCGGTCGCAAGCGGCGTGACCTCGCGCGCGGTCGCTCGGAACGGTTTGCCGGCACTGGCAACGGCATCGTTCTGCCACTCGACGTCCAGCAGCGGCTCCGCAGCGCGGCTTCTCGCCGCCGGGTGAGCGTCCACCGCCTCGCCATCATGATCGTCGAAACCGTCGCCGACAGCGACCTGGTTGACGCCGTGTTGGACGATGGCTGGGCCGACGAGCTGAACGCATGACAGACCGCCCGATCATCTTCTCCGCGCCGATGGTCCTTGCGCTGCTCGCCGGCCGCAAGACGCAGACGCGCCGAATCATTCGGCCAGATATGGTCAATGGCACCCGCCTTTCCGGCGTGGACAAGGACGGCAGTTGGCTTTTCACCAAAGGCTGCACCTACGGCAAGATCAAGCCGCCCTATCGCGCTGGCGACCGACTCTATGTGCGGGAAGCGTTCGCCCTCGCGCCACCGCTTGGCGTCAGATACGTGGCGACCGACGCAATTCACGATCTCCGGAAGAAGCGCCCCTCTATCCACATGCCCCGCTGGGCGAGCCGCATCACCCTGCTGGTCGACGACGTGTCGGTGCAGCCGCTGCAGGACATCAGCGAAGCGGACGCGCTGGCCGAGGGGATTGTCGAGCACGAAGCGACGATGACCGATCCGGCCGAATACACGATCGGACCTGACAGCAATCTCTATCACAGCGCGCGAGAAGCGTTCGGCGCGCTCTGGAACAGCCTGCACGGCCCCGACGCCTGGGACGCGAACCCTTCGGTGGTTGCGATCACCTTCCGTGTCCAGCTCGGCAACATCGATCAAATCGGGGCGCCCGCAGAGTGACACGCCCGCTCACCCTTCTCCAGCGCGACGCGCTGATCCAGCTCGCCGGCGGGCATCGCTTCGGCGTGGCCGGCACGACCGCGGCTTCGCTGCGCGATCGCGGCCTGGTCACGCTGCACTGGGTCGAGCTGGGCAGCGGCGGCAAGCTGCGCCTGCCCTGGCTGACGGACAAGGGCGCGGCCGTCGCGCACCAGCTTCGCGACGAGACCATCCGGGAATCGCACAATGTCGTGGTGCTGGAGCGCCAATTGCGCCGGCTGCCGCTGTTCCAAGGGGGTGCCGCGTGATGCCGATCCGACCGGAGAATCGCGCGCGTTATCCTCGGACCTGGAAGCAGATGGTCGCTGCCGCTCGGCTCCGCAGCGGCAATCGGTGCGAGTGCGATGGCAAATGTGGTCAGGATCATCCTGGCGGTCGCTGCACGGCCGTCAACGGCCAGCTCCACCCCGACACTGGATCAACCGTCGTGCTGACCCTCGCGCATGAGCATGGCGTGCCGCTCGAAGAAACCAGCATCGACCGCATGTTTCATGCCTGCCAGCGTTGTCACAATCGTTACGACGCGCCGATGCGCCGCCGCGGTATCGTTGACCGGCATCGCTCGAAGGTTGCCGTTGGTGACCTGTTTGAGGGGAGCGCGGCATGATGCGCTGGCTGCCGCGATTCTCGGCTTACGAGACCATGCATTGCGATTTCGACGGTGAGTTCGAAGGCGTCGAGGTCGAGATTTGCTGGGGCAGGTTCCGCCTGTCGGCCGCGTTCTGCCGCCGCACGCGCCTGGTGAAGGACGCCGAGTGAGCAAGCGGCGCGCCTCGATCAATCCCGACCAGCTGGGGTTCACGTTCGATCCGCCGCCGCTCGCGCGGCGGGCGGCGGACCTGGCCGGCATGGACAAGATGATCGCTGCCTCGGTCGGGCTGGCGCTCAAGGAAGACGGCCGCTCGCGCGAGGAAATTGCGGGCGCGATGTCGGCGCTGCTGGGCGAGCAGGTCACGAAGCTGATGCTCGACGCCTATGCGTCGGAAGCGCGCGAGGCGCACAACATTTCGGCCGCGCGCGTGCTGGCGCTGATCGCGGCGACCAACCGGTTCGACCTGCTGGACGCGATGGTCCGGCGGATCGGTGCCGCGCTGCTGGTGGGCGAGGAAATCCGCACAGCCCAGCTTGGCCATATCGACACAGAAATCGCACGGTTGAAGGCGAAGCGGCGCGAAGTCGCCGGCGTCACCGTGCCGATCCGAGGGGGACGACACCTGTGAAGCCGGGCGGGGGAAAAGAATGGTTTAGTGCGGCCGAGCTCGCCGAGCTCAAGCTGGCCGGGCTGCCCGCGACCAAGCGCAAGATCAACGAGCGCGCGGAGGCCGAGGGCTGGGCGCTGCGCACCGACGATCGCGGCGCGCCGCTGGCCCGCAAGCGCGAGCGCCGCGGCGGCGGCATCGAATACCACGTCTCCATCCTGCCCGCCGCCGCGCGATCGGCGCTGGTCGCCCAGGGCGTCGCCGCCATCGCGCATGTGTCGACCGCGCCGGAGACACGCACCGGCAATCTGTGGCGCTGGTTCGAAGCGCAGTCGGCAACGACCAAGGCCGAGGCCAAGCGCCGCGCGCAGGTGGTGGCGATGATCGAAAGCTATGAGCGCACCGGTCATACCCGGTCGTCGGCAATCGCGCTGGTCGCGGCGCGCTGGCAGGTCGGGCAGTCGACGATCTGGAACTGGCTGCAGATGATCGAGGGCGTCGCGCCCGCCGACCGGCTGCCGTTCCTGGCCCCCAAGCGCGCCGGCGGCGGTGCCGAGGCCGAAGTCCATCCGCAGGTGTGGCAGGTGTTCCTGTCCGACTATCTGCGCCCGGAAAAGCCGGCGCTGACCGCGTGCTACCGGCGCGCGTGCGAGGTCGCCCAGTCGATCGGCGCGCCGGTCCCGCATGAGCGCACGTTCCGCCGCCGCCTGGAACGCGACGTGGACGGGCGGATCGTCGTCGCCAAGCGCAGCGGCCGGGACGCGCTGCGATCGACCATCCCCGCGCAGGAGCGCAGCGTCGCCGAGCTGCACGCGATGCAGGCGGTCAATATCGACGGCCATAAGTTCGACGTGTTCGTGCGCTGGCCTGACGGCTCGATCGGGCGACCGATGATGGTCGCGATCCAGGACGTCTATTCGCGCAAGCTGCTCGCCTGGCGCGTGGCCAGGACCGAGAACGCGATCGACGTGCGGCTTTGCTTCGCCAAGCTGTTCAAGGAATGGGGCATCCCGCGCGAGTGCACGCTCGACAATGGTCGTGCCTTTGCCTCGAAGTGGATCACCGGCGGGGCGAAGAGCCGGTTCCGGTTCAAGATCAAGGACGAGGAGATGACCGGGCTGTTGACCGCGCTCGGCATCGGCATTCACTGGGCGCTGCCGTTTCGCGGTCAGTCGAAGCCGATCGAGCGCGCGTTCGGCGACCTGTGCGAGACGATCGCGCGGCACCCTGCGCTAGCGGGCTGCTACACCGGCAACAAACCCGACGCGAAGCCCGAAAATTACGGCGAGAAGGCCATCGATATCGAGGTGTTCCGCGCGTTGGTCGAGCGCGGGATCGCCGCCCACAACGCGCGGCCTGGTCGCCGGACGGAGATCGCCAACGGCCGCAGCTTCGACGAGGCCTTCGCCGAAAGCTACGCGGTCGCGCCGATCGGCAAGGCAACACCCGAGCAGCTGCGCCTGGCGCTGCTGATGGCCGAGGAGCGGCCCTGCGACCGCAACAACGGCGCGATCATGCTGGAGGGCAATCGCTACTGGTCGGCCGAGCTGGTCGCGCATGCGGGCAAGAAGCTGATGATCCGCTTCGACCCCGACGATCTGCACAGCGAAATCCACGCTTACACCCGCGACGGCCGCTTCATCGCGACGGTGCCCGTCGTCGAGGCGACCGGCTTCTATGATCGCGAAGCCGCCAATGCGCGTCGCAAGCAGGAGGCCGAGCTGCGCCGCCAGGTTCGCGCGGGGGCGGAGGCGCTCGAACTGCTCGACGCGGCCGAGCTGGCGGCGATGCTGCCCGACCATGTCGACGAAGCGCCGCTGCCGAAGCCGAGCGTGGTGCGCCCGGTGCGGCACCGCGGCCAGACCGCGGCGGCGCTGAAGCCCCTGCCAGAAACGCGTGAGACGCCCGTCGATCAGGCGGCGCAGCTCGCCGACCGGTTGTCGCACCTAAGGCTGGTGTGATCCGCGCCCGGCGGCTCCGGGCAGTTGAAGGAGAAGGTCCATGGACAAGATCAGGGACTGGGAAGTGAAGCGCGCCGGCGCAGGGATGACGATCGCTGGCAAGAGTGTCGAGGGCACGCCGATCCGGCTGACCAATGTCGTGAAGATCGAAAGCGACCTGCCGCACCCGATGGCGATCACGCGCGAGGGCGCGCGTTACCAGTTGGTGGCGTCATGACCCGGTGGCTGGCGATCTATGTCGACAAGCACGGTAAGTCGCGTGCGGCGATGATCACGCCTCCCGCGCAAGCCTCCGGTCTGAACTTAGACGACGCGTCCGAGCTTGGCTTGGACGACTATGACGGGGCTCCGGTGACATTCGTCGAAATGCCCGGCGACCCCAATTTTCGGCCGCAGATCGTGGACGAAAATCCGGAAGTGCCCCTGCAGTTCATCGACCTCTGACGAAAGGCCGCGCGTGACTGGTCCTCACGCGCGGCCCGCTCACTCACAAGCAAAGGAACGCGTAGCATGAACAATCCCGAGAACCTACCCATCGACATCGACGCGGAGCGCGCCTGGCTGAAGGCGCACAAGGACGAGACCGGCCTGTCCTGGTCGGAGCTGTCGCCAAAGCTGGGCATCAAGCCCGGCACGCTAAGCCAGTTCCCGGCCGGCACCTATGCCGGCGACAACCGCAAGATCGCCGAGCAGGTCTATCGCTATCGCCAGCACCTGATGAACCAGGCCGAGATCGCGGTGACGATGCCCGACCGCCCCGACTATTTCGAAACGCCGACCTCGCGGCGCATCCTTTCCATGCTCTCGATCGCGCAGCGCGGCCGGATCGTGGTGATCGCCGGCGGGCCGGGCACCAGCAAGACGATGACGGTCAAGCATTATAAGGCGACCATGCCGAACGTCTGGCACGCGACGATGAAGCCGTCGACCGCAGGCGTGAACACCATGCAGATCAAGGTGCTGGAGGCGATGGGCGAGCACAATGCCCGCGGCACGCCGCTGGCGCTGTCGTCCAAGATCGAATCGATCGTGCGCAACACCGATGGCCTGATCATCATCGACGAGGCCCAGCACACCAGCGAGAAGGCGCTGGAGGAAATCCGCGGCTGGCATGACGAGACCGGGATCGGGATCGCGCTGGTCGGCAACGAGGACGTGCTGACCCGGTTGACGCTGGGCAACAAGCGGGATGCCTTCGCGCGGCTGGCAAGCCGGGTGGCGCAGCGCCTGATCTTTCGCGGCCCCAGTGCGCAGGATGCCCTGGCGCTCGCCGACGCCTGGCACCTCGACGACGAGCCGATGCGCCAGTTCCTGGTCGGCAAGGCCGGGCAGCCGGGCGGGCTGCGCACGCTGACCATGATCATGGAAACCGCGGCGATGTTCGCCTCGGGCGAGAAGGAGGCGCTCGCGCTGGCGCATCTGCAGGATGCGTGGACGCACCTGTCGTTCCGCGGCGGGGCGTCGCTGTGAGCGCGCTGGTGAAGCTGGCCGACCTGCTCGGCCGCCGTCCGGACATCGGGCTTTGCCTGGTGTCCGGCTCGCTCGCGCTGGGGGCGGCGATCGCCGCCTGGGTGCACCCATGAAGGTGCGCGCGATCATCGTCGACGGGCCGGCGGACCCGGGCACGCTGGCGGAGCTGCGCCGTGCGATCGACGCGCCGGAGTTGAAAGTCATCAACACCTGGAACCGCCCGGGCATCATGGTCAGCGAGATCGTCGAGCAGGTCGCCTTTGAAATGGGACTGAAGACGATCGATGTGCTCGGCCACCACCGGCACCGCCCGCTCGTGCGCGCCCGCGCCGCGATCTGCTGGCTGGCGCGCCGGCTGACGCGGCGGTCGATCGCCGATATCGGCCGCGCGCTCGGGTACGTCGATCATACGACGGTGCTCCACCACCTAAAGCGGTCGGAGCTTCTGCGCGACGAGGACGCCGCCTTCCGCGCGCTGACCGATAAGGTGCTGCTGCACTTCGCGGAGGGCCGGCCATGAACCCGTTTGCCAAGCAGGCGCGTTTCGATACCGGCAGCCAGCGCCGCCGGTCGATGATCGCGAAAATCCACGTCGCCCAGAAGGAGATGGGGCTGGCCGAGGATGACTATCGCGCCGTCCTGATCCGGGTGACTGGCCACCAAAGCGCCGCGATGATGACCGATGCGCAGCTCGAAGACGTCATCGCCGAGTTCAAGCGGCTGGGCTGGAAGGCCAAGCCCGCCAATGGCGGGCCGCGGCCGGCAGACAGTCGTACCGCCAACAAGGCGCGCGCGATGTGGATTTCGCTGCATCACCTGGGCGCGATCCATAACCCCGGCGAGCCGGCGCTGGAAGCCTTCGCCAAGCGCCAGCTGGGCGTCGAGCGGATGCAATGGGCGAATGAGAGCCTGATGTACCGGCTGATCGAGGCGCTGAAGGCGATCGCCGAGCGCCACGGCTGGAGCCAGTCGGTCGAGGGCGTCTCACCCCAGGCGCGCCGGATCGTGCTCAAGCGCCGGCTGGTGCAGGCAATCCTGGGCAAGCTGTGGCAGGCCGACCTGGTGCCGCTCAATTGGGACGTCAACCGCGCCGCATATGAGCTGGCCGGTGTCGAGGTCGACCTGTTGATGGCGACCGAGAGCGAGCTGGACCTGGTCGCCAAGTCGCTCGGCCGCACGCTGCGGCAGCCGGCGCGGCCGATCAGCCCCGACGAGGTGATCCGGTGATCGCCGCGCACCGCCCGGCGGCACCGGCCACGCGCGGCTATGCGCCGCTCTATCACGGGGCGGCGCCGTGCCCGGCGTGTGGCGGCACCCATTGGCATGTCGGCCGCCACAGCGCCGAATGCGCGCGCTGCGGCACCGCGCTGCCGCTGTCGCCGGAGCGGCGGGGCAATTGACCATGGCCGCGAGCCCCGCCCAGGAGGAGCCCAATGTCCGCGATCAGCTGATCGAGCTGATCGGCGAGGACGCCACCAAGCGCCTGATCGAGGCGCTTGGTGGCACGCGCATCTATGTGCCGCGCCGAATCGGGGCCAGTCACCCGATCGCAGAGGTGATCGGGATGAGGGCGGCGGCCCAGATCGCGGAAAGCCATGCGGGTGAGATGCTCGATTTGCCCAAGGCGCATCTGCGCAAGGCGAAGGCGATCGAGCTCGCGCTTTCCGGCCAGATGACCGCCAATGAAGTGGCGCGCACGACGGACTATAGCCGCCGCCATGTCTTTCGGCTTATGAAGGCCGCGCGCGACGACGATCAACTGGAGCTGTTTCCGGGTCTTCGCTGACCCTCGCAGGTGACAAATGTCACCTGACCCGCGACTGGCGGGTGCGCCCATAGAACCCGCCATGAGCGTGGCAGACACCAACGAAGACACCATCATCGTGAACGCGTTCGGCGAACGCTTTCTGACGGCCGCGAAGCGTGTCCTTCAGCTTGAGGGCGGCTGGGTCAACGACCCCAAGGACCGCGGCGGCGAGACCAAATACGGCATCTCGCTGCGCTTCCTGGTCCATGAGGGCAAGGTAGATTTCGACCGCGACGGCGTGGCCGATTTCGACCTGGACATGGACGGCGATATCGACGGCGCGGACATCCGCCTGCTGACCCGCAACGACGCGCTCAACCTCTATCAACGCTGCTTCTGGAAGCGGCTCGATGCCGACAGCTTCCCCGTGCCGATCGGGGAGATGCTGTTCGACCAGGCGGTCAATGGCGGGCTTTTGGCCGCGCGCAAGATGCTTCAGCGCGCGATCAATGCTTCGATCGATGTGATGCGGCCGGCGCATCGCTTTGAGCCGTTGAAGGTTGACGGCGTGATTGGCGCGCGCACACGCCAGGCGCTCGACCGGGTGATCGAGCAACTCGGCCGCCGCGCGATCGTGCTCGGCTACCGTCGCGCGGCCGAGAACCGTTACCGCGCGATCGTCGCGCGCTATCCCGAACAGCGCCGCTTCCTGCGCGGCTGGCTGGCCCGCGCTGCGGAGCTCGGCACCGAATGAGCTGGCTGACCCTTCTGCGCTATGGCGGACTGGCGCTGGTGGGCGCTTTTCTCACCTGGGCCGTGATCGACCGGTTCCGCCTGGCCGATCGCGTCGCCCAGTATCGCGCGTGCGACAAGGCGGCGGCGACGCCGGGCGACCCGATCGACGCATGCTCGAACACGATCGTCGAGCGGGTCGCCGCGGCCCGGCGTGCTGACGATTGCGAAAAGGCGATCACGGCCGGCGACCTCTACACGCTGCGCGCGAGCTGCACCGCCGGCGTCAAGCACCAGCATGCCGAGCTTGGTGCTGCCCAGGCGCGCGTCGCCAACCTGGACGAACAGCTCCGCCGCGCCCTTGCCAACACCTCCGCCGCCGTCGCCCGCGCCGAGGCGCGCGGGGTGCGGTTAGCCGACAGGACCGCCGAAAATGCCCGAACGATCGAAGCTGCGCCACGCCGCGCTGATGGCCGTGTGCTGTGCAACCCTGACTGCGTGCGCCGGATCGCGGGCGACGCCGCCGGCGATCGCCGCTGATCCGGTGATCGAGACCCGGACCGAGATCGTGGTGACCTGTCCCGCCGAGCTGACCGCCGAACTGCCGGCACGCGTGCCGACGCCGGCCGGTGCGACGATCGAGGCGGCCAAGGCCGTGCTCGACTGGATCGCCGCCCGCTTCGCGCGTGAGGACCTGCTCGAGCAGCGCATCCGCGACGGCCGCGCCGCGTGCGCGGCGGAGGGGGCGCGATGAACGCCTTCTCACACGATTTTCAGACGCGCCTGGCGCAGCAGCTTCCCCAGGTCGTTGCCGCCTCGCCCGATTTCCAGTTGCTCGGCGCGGAGCCGAACGGCCCGCTGTCGCGCGTGCTCGCCAGCTCGCTCGGCCTGGTCGGCGGCGGTGGCGGCGAGCTGGGCGCGGAGCTCGTTCGGTCGCTGCCGATCCCGGTCGAGTTCTACAAGGACACGGCGCTGCCGCCGGAGGAGCGCGACATCGATGCGTTCGCCAAGGCGCAGCAGGCGTCGCGCACGCCCAACACGATCACCTATGGCCGCCCGCTGTTCCTGGCCCCCAAGCGCGGATCGGGGCCGGACGGCGCGTGGCTGATCTCCACCTTTGGCCAGAATGGCTATTACGCCGACGAGAACGGCGACTTCATCCCGAATTACAACCCGTCGACGATGACGGGCGGCACCTTCGTCGACACGAGCGACGAGACCGGCAACGTCGTCTCCGACATCACCGTCCTGGGTGTGCCGGGGCAGACGATCGTGCAGAAGGCGCACGACGAGCACCCCTATATCTTCTTCTGCAATCCGGCCGGGATCGGCACGCCCGAAGAGCCGGACGAGCAGGAATATGTCTTCAAGAACATCAAGTTCCGGGGGCTGGTGACGCGCGAGCGCACCGACCTCGGCTATCGCGAGTTCTTCGCGCACTATCACATGAACTGCGTCGACGGGCTGGAGATCACCGACTTCGTGATCGACGGCGCGCGCGGCGACGGCGTGCACCAGGGCGCGGGCGACATCGGCGGGGGCGGCCAGAACCGGTTCAGCCGCAATACGGTGATCGCCCGCGGCATCATCGACGGCAAGAACCGCAACAACCGCAACGGCATGTCGGTCATCGACTGCGACGGCATGCTGGTCGAGGATTTGTGGATCTACAACTTCTCGCGGCCGGGCAATCCGCTGATCCCGGCCGACCCGTTCAACATCAACTCGGGCATTCCCGCGCCGGGCGGGTTCGACGCCGAGCCCAACACCTCGTTCACGCTCAACCCGCGGATCAAGAACCTCACCATCCGGCGCGTACGCGGCACCGGCATCGGGTCCGGGGTGCTGGCCTTCCTGTTCGGGACCGACAACGACCTGCCGTCGCCGTTCGTCAACGTGACGGTCGAGGACATCTATGCCGAGGACTGCCTGCGCGGGCTGGCCACCTTTATCTCGGGCCATGTCGCCAAGTATAATTTCGACATTCGGGTGGCCGGCGCAACGGTGGTCAATTGCGGCCGGCCGTTCGAAATCATCGCCTTTGCCGGGTTGTCTCTGCGCGACCTCTACGCGCGACGCTGCCCGCTGCCGGGCAATATCGGTTATGTCGCGCCGCAGCTGGTCGACGGGTTCTTCGGCCAGAACTGGACGTTCGACGAGTGCGGCGAGGAAGGCGGCGCGTCGATCGAGATGCGCGGCATGCGCAACCACAGCATCAGCGACGTGACGCTCCGCAACTGCAACGCGAACGGCTTCACCTTCACCGGCGGCAACAAGTTCGAGAAGAGCTCGATCGAGCGCGTGCGCGTCGTCAACACCGATGACGGGGCGTTCGCGCTGACCAATCCGGCGCTGGTGATCCTGTCCGATCCCGATGGCGTGCCCGACATCGACACCGAAACGCTGCGCATCGCCGACTGGGATACGGGCGAGCTCGGCGCGGGCAACCTGATCTGCAACGGCGCGCCGGTGCTGTCGCCGCCGCTGACCGGCATCTCGAAAGAGGGCACCTATCTGCCGATCGCCAAGGCCGGCGCGCGCGGCGGGCCCAAAGGGTTCTACTGCTACAAGACCAACGCCGCCGGCCAGGAGCCGTTCTACGATCGCGACGTGCCCATGCCGGGCGCGCCGACCGACCGGCCGATCACCCAAGGCGAAATGACGTTTCCATGGGTGTCGCGGCCGACCGGGAGCTCGGTGCGGATGAACTGGGGAACGCTCGGCACGTCGACCGGGCGGTTCTCGGGCGATCTTGAGGGGCGGTCCTGGGCGGTGCAGCAGGGCAAGACCGTCAATTTCGCCGGCGGTGCCGACTATGCGCTGCGCTTTGCGGCACCCTATCGCGGCGAGGACGGAGTTCTGCTCGGGCTCACCCGCTATGCCGATCTGAACACGCGGACCGTGCTTCCCGGCGACGCCGTCACCTATGGCTATGGCTTCGACCGCGTGACGCGAAACCTCATCGCGATCCGCGACAGCGAATCGTTTGCCGACACCGGGACGGGCTGGAGCTATGGCGACCAGCTGGCGATTATCGTGCGCGATGCGACGCATGGCGGTGAGGCGAGCCTGTGGATGGAGCTGCACCGCTGGACGGGCAGCGCCTGGGCGCTGGTCCCGCTGTCGATGATGAACATGGGCGCGCGCGCCGACGTCGCCGCGAATCGTCCGGTCATGGTTTTCCGCGGCGGACGACGCACCCTCCAGCTCCGCGAGGACAGCAGCGTGGCTGGCGTCCTCGATGCCAATGTCGATTGATCGAGGAGATTTGAATGTCGACCCCCCTAACCGATGCGATCGACCGGGCGCTCGAAATGGCGACGCCCGACCGGGTGAGCGTCATCGCCAACGCCGAACTCATCGCCGGGTTGCCGCCCGAACATGTCGAGGTGACCGGGATCGCCACCCGCTATCGCGGCGTCCTGTTGCGCGGCTCGCCATCACGCATCCGCGACCAGGGCTTCATGGTCCAGGTGCGCGTCGCGTGACCCGGGCACGCCGCCTGTTGCGATCGATCGCGCTCGGCCTGCCCGGCTCGACCGTCGGTGCCGGCACCGCCAGCCTGGCGCAGGCGGCGTCGCGCCAGACCGTGATCGGCCCGGCCGAGATGGTGATCTTTGGCGCGAGCGTGCCGGTCTGGTCCGCGCTGTTCGGCCTGGCCGGGCTGGTGCTCGCGCGACGGGTCGCGCCGATCTCGCCCGCCGAGGAGCATCTCGACCGCCAGGGCCGCGCCGCGCTGACCGTGCTGCTGGCGATCGGCGTGATGGCGCTGATCATCGCGGGCGAGAAGCGGCCGATCGTCGCGCTCGCCTGGTCGGTCGGGCTGGGTTTCTCCGGCATGGCATTCATCAATCTGGTGGCGGACGGCGTCACGCATTTCGCGAAGCTGGTCATGGACAGCTTCGCCTCCTCGATCGCGGCGATGGCCAGGTCCTGGAACAACCGGGACAAGAGTGACGATGTTTAATTCCACGATCGAGATCATCATCAGCATCGCCATCGTCGGCATGATGCTGTGGGCGGTGTTCCGCGGTGGCGCGCAGAACCCGGTCGGCACCGGCCACCTGGACAAGCAGGTGCGCGCGCACGCGCAGCGCATCGTCGTCGTCGAGGAGAAGCTGGGCGACGTGGCGTCGCGCGCCGAGCTGGCGCTGCTCGCGGGCGAGGTCAAGGCGGTGGAGATGAAGATGGCGACGGCCGGCGACCTGCTGGCGCTGCAGGGTCAGATGCGCGAGCTCAACGCCAAGCTGGCGGGCATCGAGAAGTCCGCCGACCGCACTGAACAGGCGGTCAATCGGATCGAGGGGCATTTCCTTCAGAAGGGGATCACTGGCCAATGAGCTATCTGCAAGAGACCTTCCTGCCGCACCTGCGCCTGACGCTGCTGCGCGTGCTGGAGAAGGCGCCCGGCTATTGCGCCAACAGCTCGATCCTGACCCAGGCGGTGCGTGAGATGGGGCTGGCGGCGACGCGCGATCAGGTGCGCGCCGAGTTGGCCTGGCTGGCTGATCAGCGGCTGGTCTCGACGCTCGAGCCCTCCGGCGGCCTGGTCGTCGCCACGATCACCGAGCGCGGGTTCGACGTCGCCGGCGGCGTCGCGGTGGTGCCCGGCGTCCAGCGCCCGACGCCCGGTGCCTGATGGCACGCAAGCAGACGCCGTCGTCGATCGACCGGCTGCCGCGTGAACTGCGCGAGCTGATCGGCGAGCTGCGCCGCGACGGCCGCACGATCGACGAAATCCTCGAGAAGCTGCGCGAGCTCGACGCCAATGTGTCGCGGTCGGCGCTGGGCCGCCACGTCAAGTCGCTGGGCGAGATCGCCGAGCGGATGCAGCGATCGCGCCAGATGGCCGAGGCGCTGGTCAACAAGTTCGGCGATCAGCCCGACAACAAGCTGGCGCGCATCAACCTGGAGCTGATGCACACGGTGGTCATGGAGACGATCACCGCCGCCGAGGTCGATCCCGAGACCGGCGAAGCCAGGTCGATCACCTTCAGCCCCGAGCAGGCGATGTTCCTGGCGCGCGCGATGCAGTCGCTGGCCAGCGCCGAGAAGGCGAACGACGATCGCATCACCAAGGCGCGCGATCGCGAGCGCAAGGAAGCCGCCGAGAAGGCCGGCGCCGCCGCCAAGTCGAAGGGCCTGTCCGCCGACACCGTCGACTTCATCCGCCAGGCCGTGCTCGGCACCGCATGAGCGCGATCGATCTGTCCCTGGCCGATCGCCGCGCCGAGAACGCGGCCGGTGCCGCGGTGCTCGACCGGCTGGCCAAGGGCGACCTGCTGCTCGGCTATCAGGCGCGCACCCATGCCCGGCTGTTCGCCGGCACCGCGCTGCTGGTCATCGAGAAGTCGCGGCGTATCGGCCTGACCTGGGGTGTCGCCGCCTATTGCGTGCTGCGTGCCGCGAGCCAGGTGTCGGCCGGCGGTCAGAGCTGCTGGTACATGGGCTATGACAAGGACATGACGCTCGAGTTCATCGAGACGTGCGCCATGTGGGCCCGGGCGTTCGGCATCGTCGGGACCGACACGGCCGAGGAGGTCCTCGACGACGGCGACGGCAACCCGGTCCAGGCGTTCCGCATCCGCTTCGCCTCCGGCTTCAAGATCACCGCGCTTCCCTCGGTCCCGCGGGCGCTGCGCGGCAAGCAGGGCATCGTCGTGATCGACGAGGCGGCGTTCCACAAGAATGTCGATGAGGTGATCAAGTCGGCGATGGCGCTCCTGATCTGGGGCGGTCAGGTGATCGTCATCTCCACCCATGACGGCATCGGCAACGCCTTCAACGTGCTGCTCGACGATATCCGCGCGGGGCGGCGGCGCGGCGAGACGATGACGATCACCTTCGCCGACGCGATGGCGGACGGGCTTTATGAGCGCGTCGCCCTGGTCGCCAAGACCAAGGGCGCCGAGCTGCCCGACAAGGCGGAATGGGAAGCGCAGATCCGCGCGAGCTATGGCGACGATGCCGAGGAGGAGCTGGACTGCATCCCCAAGGCCGGCAGCGGATCGCTGATCAAGCCGGAAGACCTGGCGGCGTGCGAGCATCCCGAGGCGGGCATCGCCGAGCTCTACCAGGGTGGCCTGATGTATTTCGGCCGCGACGTCGCGCGCCGCCAGGACGGCCAGATCCAATATGGCATGGAGATGGTCGGCGACGTGCTGTGGCAGCGCGACACCTATGAGGAGGTCGGCCAGACCTTCGCGCACCAGGACGCGTTCATGGACGATGTCTTCGCGCGGCGGCGAGTGGTGCGCGCGCTGCTTGACCAGACCGGCATGGGCGAGAAGGTGGTCGAGGACCAGCAGATCAAGCACGGCACGAGCCGCGTCCAGGGCGTGCTGCTGACCGGGCCGAACCGGCTGGACCTGGCGCTCGGCCTCGCCACCAGATTCGAGCGCGGGCTGATCCGCATTCGCCCCGATCCGCGCACGCGCGCAGATCTGCGCGCGATCAAGAAGCTCGACAGCGCCGGCGGCGGCGTGCGCATCGTGAACGAGGGCAAGGTCCACGCCGACCGCTTCTGGGCCTATGCGCTCGCCAGCAGGGCCGCCGACGGCGCGATCTTCGGCGTCGAATATCACAACGTGCCGCGCGGCTATCGTGCCCCGGGCGATCGCCAGGAGGACCGGCCCGGCCGGCGACATGGCAGCAGGTTCGGCAGGGAGGGCGCGTGGTGATGCGGATGGGGAGCACCGAATACCTCCACTGGGAAGCCGACCATGTGCGCGTGAAGAACTTCAGCCTCGCGCATCGCGGCAAGACGTCGATCCTGAAGGTCGAGCTGCACATCGGCGACGCCGACGAGCTGGCGTCGCTGCTGCGCGATATCCGCAACCTCCATGTCCACGGAACGATACGGCCGGAAAGAGAGACGCAAGATGGCTAGCCGCCCGCCGCCCCTGGTCGATCATCTCGGCCGCCCGCTGATGCGCGAGGTGCTGACCGAGGAGATCGCCGCGCCGACCATGACCGGCGTGCGCTCGATCATCTCGGGCCATCCGGCGCAGGGGCTGACGCCGGCCAAGCTCGGCCGCATCCTGCGCGACGCGGAACAGGGCGACGCCACCGCCTATCTCGAGCTGGCCGAGGAAATGGAGGAGAAGGACCTCCATTATCTGTCGGTGCTCGGCACCCGCAAGCGCCAGGTCGCGCAGCTGCCGATCGAGGTCGAAGCCGCCGGCGACAGCGCCGAGGAGAAGGACGACGCGCAGCTGGTGCGCGACTGGCTCGACCGCGACATGCTCGAGGCCGAGCTGTTCGACATCCTGGACGCGGTCGGCAAGGGCTTCAGCGCGACCGAGCTGGTCTGGAAGTTCACCGCGACGAGCTGGCTGCCCGAGGCGATGAAGTGGCGCGACCCGCGGTTCTTCGAGTTCGACACGGTGACCGGCGAGCAGCTGCTGCTGCGCGAGATGGGACCATCGGTCGAGCTGCCGCCGGCGAAGTTCATCGTCCACTATCACCAGGCGAAGTCGGGGCTGCCGATCCGCGGCGGCCTCGCACGCATCGCCGCCTGGGGCTATATGTTCAAGAACTTCGCGGTGAAGGACTGGGTCACCTTCCTCGAAACCTACGGCATGCCGTTCCGCCTCGGGAAGTATCCGGCCGGCACGACCGAGGGCGATATCCGCAAGCTGATGCAGGCGGTCGCCGATCTCGGCTCCGATGCCGCCGCCGTGATCATGGAAGGCATGACGGTCGAGTTTGTCGATACCAAGCGCGGCACCGCGCCCAACGACCTGTGGCGCAGCCAGGCCGAATACATCGACGCGCAGATCAGCAAGGCGGTGCTCGGCCAGACCGGCACGACCGACATGAAGGCCGGCGGCCTGGGCGACGGCGGCAACAAGGTCCATGACGAAGTGCGCGGCGACATCGAGCGCGCCGACGCCAAGGTGCTCGCCGCCACGCTCAACCGCGACCTCGTGCCGTTCCTGGTCATGCTCAACCGGGGGCCGCGCGAACGCTATCCGCGCATCCGCATCGGCCGGCCCGATCCAGTCGATGTCGAGGCGATCCTGAAATCGGTCCAGACGCTGGTGCCGATGGGCGTCGAGGTCGGCATCGAGGACGTGCGCAACGCGGTCGGCCTGCCGGCACCGGAAGCGGGCGCGGAGCTGCTGCGCGCGGCGTCCGCGACCCCAGCCGCGCAACCCGGTGAAGATCGCCCCCAGGAAGGCCGCGAAGGCGAGACTGGCCCTGTCGGGGCCGAAACCGCCGCGGCTGCCTTCTTAGCCCTTCTTAAATCGCCCACAGGGGCAAATCGACGTCGGGGGGCGAACCCCGGATCGGCGATCGCGACGACCGAGCCGGCGGCACCCGACGCGATCGACGATGCCGCCGACGAGGCGCTGTCCGACTGGCGCGAGCTGATCGGCCCGGTGACCGACCCGATCGAGCGGCTGGTGCGCGATGCCGAATCCTATGATCAGATCCTCGACGGCCTGGCCGCGGCGATCAAGGACATGGAGGTTGCGGAGCTGCGCGAGGTGCTGGCGCGCGCGATGTTCGGCGCGCGCCTGGCGGGCGATGTCGACGCGCGGCCGACCGGGGACGGCGCATGAGCTTCGCCGACGTCTGGAACTTCGCGCGCACCGTCGAGGCACCGGTGCGCAACGCCAATGGGCTTAGCGAGGTCGCGCCGATCAACGTGCGCCGGCTGGATCACGACATGGGCGGCCGGCCGATCGGGCTGATCGTCGACCTGGTGCCGGTCGAGAACGCGCCGGCCAGCTATGACGATGTCCAGCTCGCCGAACCGGCGGTGCCGGCGGGCGAGGCGACCGTGCTGCACGCGGCGATCCGCGCGGACGGCACGATCGAGCGGACCGCGCACTACACGACCAACGCCAACGAGACGATCGACGCGTGCCTGCGCCAGATCGGCCGGCACCGGTCGATCGGCGTCGCGCCGGGCTATCTGAAGCCGCGCGACAATGGCTTTGTGCGCTATCGCGGCCAGCGCTGGCGACCGCCGGCGATCGTCCTGGTCGACGAGGATGAGTGGCTGGGCGCGCGGCCGGACGTGCCGCTGATCACCGGCTGACAGGCTGATGGACCCCACCGAGGTACCGGTGCTGCCGCCGATCGAGGCGGTGCGCTTCTTCGTCGCCAAGGGCTTCCGGTTCGGCTTTAGCTGGAAGGACGTCTGGCAGGAGGAACATGCCAAGGCGTTCACGGTCGCCAAGGCGATGTCGCGCGACGTGCTGGAGACGATCCGCGAGGCGGTGCTGCGCGCGATCGAGGATGGCGAGACGCTGGACGAGTTCCGCCGCGAGCTGCAGCCCCGGCTCGAGCAGCTCGGCTGGTGGGGCCGCAAGCGCCGCGTCGATCCGCTTACGGGTGAGAACCGCGTCGTCCAGCTCGGCAGCCCGCGCCGGCTAAAGACGATCTTCCAGGTCAACATGCGTACCGCCTATCAGGCCGGGCGTTGGCAGCGCATCGTCGAGCAGAAAAAGACCTATCCCTATCTCCGCTACACCAGCGTGCTCGACGGTCGCGAGCGCGAGGAACATGGCGCGTGGCACGGCACGCTGCTGCCGATCGACGATCCGTGGTGGGACACGCATTATCCGCCCTGCGGCTGGAACTGCCGCTGCACCGCGACCGCGTTCAATCAGCGGATGATGGACCGTCGCGGCTATTCGGTCACATTAAATCCTGTGTCTTTCCCCAAGCGCGAATGGACCAACGACCGCACCGGCGAGGTTCATCAGGTCGAGGGCGGGATCGATCCCGGCTGGAGCTACAATGTCGGCAAGGCATCGCTCGCCGGCCTTGCTCCCACGCCGATGCCGGAGAGCTTCAGCGGCGATGACATCGCATCCGCCACCGCGCCGCGCGCGCTGGGCGACTGGTTCCGCGCCTTCGACATCACGGCTCGCGATGCCCAGGCCGGGCGCAACTTCATCGACGCCGGCGGCTGGCCGCTGGCGATCAGCCTGGCGTGGTTCCAGCGCGACGGCCAGCTGGTGCTGCCGCCCGTGCGCCGCCGCGCGTTGGTCGGCCGGGCAGCGCGCGCGATCGTCGCGCCCGACGAAATCCGCTGGGCCTGGGTGCGTGGCCGTGACGGCCGCGCGATGCTGTTCCGCCGCTACCTCGTCCTCCAGGACGGGCGGGTCGCGACCGCGGTCGATGTCGGCCGCGCCGGCTGGCGATTCATGGACGCGGCCGAGGGCGCGATCGACCGGCTGCGGGTGGGCACGCTCGACTGGTCACGCGAAGACGAAGCGCTGGCGTCCAAGTACCAGCCGCGCGAGCCGAAGGGCTCGCCGAAAGGGGGCCGCTTCAAGTCGACCGGCAAGAGCGCGTTCCTCACCAGCCTGGCTGAACCGGGTGCGCAGTCACCCGGCCTGCTCGCGCTGGGCGACATGTCGGAGGCGACGGCATCGCGCGTGGCGATCGCCGCCGGTCGGCCCCTGCGCAGTCCGGCGGTCTGGCTTGACTGGTCGAATGCACGACACAGCTTGAAGCGTCACGGCAATGACGACTATCCGGTGAGCACCCGGATGATCGGGCAGGTCAACCGCATGCTCGATCGCGCAACGTCGATCGTGCCGGGGGCACGGCCAGGCTATCAGGGGTCGCCGACGATTCGAGCGGAGCACAAGCAACGCAAGGTCACGACGGTCGCGGTGTTCGAGGTGCGGCGGCGCGGCCTGGTGCTCGTGACGATGTATCGGAAGGGGTCGCGGCCGAAGCGATCGGGGCGGGTGTCGCCAGCCTGATGTACGAGCCCCAGGCATCAACGTCCGGAACGTCGGCGACCCGCTTCTAATACGCCGCCGGAGCCGGCTGCACAATCCCCCAACGCAGGTGACCAATGTCACCTGATATGGTTCGCGCCCGCCGCCCATAAGCCCGCCATGGCAAAGGCGGGAACCGGCACCTTGGCGGCATGCGCATCGGCGATTTCGATCGCCGCCGGCGCGACGCGCATCCAGTTGATGCCGATCGGTCGCTGGTTCGGCCGCGATGGTCGCGGGCCTTACGAGCTGCGCGACCAGGCGCATGCGCGCGACGTGATCGCCGCCACGCTGGCCGCGGCCGGGTCGATCGACCTGATGATCGATTACGACCATGCCGCGCCGAAGGGTGTGTCGGCGCCGGCGGCGGGCTGGATCAAGCAGCTTCACGCCCAGGATGACGGCATCTGGGCCGATGTCGAATGGACGCCGGCCGCCACCGCCGCGCTGCAGGCGCGCGAATATCGCTACATCTCGCCGTGGTTCACCCACGACAAGGCCGGGAAGATCACCCGGATCAACAACGCCGCGCTCGTCAACATCCCCAACTTCGAACTGGCGGCCGTTGCGGCAGCGGCGCCCGGAGACATCGACACCATGGACATCAAAGCCATTCTGTCAGCCCTTGGGCTGGCGGAGGACGCGACGCAGGCGACTGCGATCGCGGCCATCGACGCGCTCAAGGGCGCAAAGACCGCGCTCTCGGCCACCGCCTCCGCGCTCGGCCTGGCGGCCGATGCCGACGCCTCGGCGATTGCCACCGCGGCGGCCACCGCCAAGTCGGCCCGGCCCGACCCGGCGCAGTTCGTGCCGAAAGCTTCCTACGACGCGCTCGCTGCCCAGGTGAAGGACATCAACGACGAACGCGCCACCGCCGCCGTCGATGCCGCAATCGAGAAGGGCAAGGTTGCCCCGTCGATGCGCCAGTGGGCGCTCGACTATGTCGGCGACAAGGGCCTGGCCGCGTTCGCCGGCTATGTCGAGCTGGCGCCGGTGCTGCTGCAGCCGGGCGCTGCCGCTGCCGGCAAGGGCCCGATCGATCCGAAGTCGGACACGCTGACCAGCGAGGAAGAAGCGGTCGCCTCGCAGATGGGCCTGACCAACGAACAGTTCCTCAAGGCGCGGAAGGAGGGTCTCTAAATGGTCGCTCTTACTTCAGCCCGCCTGGCGACGAGCCAGCGCGACGGCATCGAGTTCTCCCGCCAGGTGGCGGCGAACGCGAAGATCTTCGAAGGTGCCCTGGTCTGCCTGTCCGCGACCGGCTTCGCCACCCCGGGTGCGACCGCGACGACGCTGAAGGCGGACGGCGTGGCGCGTGAGACCGTCGACAACACCGGTGGTGCGAATGGCGCGGTCCGCGTCACGGTTCGCAAGGGGGTGTTCCCCTTCGTCAACTCCGCCGCCGGCGACGCGATCACCATCGCCGACATCGGCACCGACTGCTTCATCGTCGATGATCAGACCGTCGCCAAGACGAACGGGACCAACACCCGCTCGGTGGCCGGCCGCGTCGTCGATGTCGACAGCGCCGGCGTCTGGGTGCGCATCGGCTGACCCTCAAGCAACGGGACCTTTCTCAATGATCATCAACACGGGTAACCTGAAGACGCTGGGGATCGGCTACAAGGCCGCCTTCCAGCGCGGCCTTGACCAGGCGGTGTCGCAGCGCGCGATCATCGCCACCACGGTGCCGTCGAGCACTGGGTCTGAAGAATATGGCTGGCTCGGCAAGGCGCCGAACATGCGGGAATGGCTGGGCGATCGCGTCGTCCAGAACATGGCCCAGCACGATTACACCATCAAGAATCGTGACTGGGAACTGACGATCGGCGTCGGCCGCAACGACATCGAGGACGACAACTGGGGTGTCTATGCGCCGCTGATGGAAGAGATGGGCCGATCGGTGATCGCGCATCCCGACCAGCTGTGCTTCGCGATGCTCAAGGCAGGCTTCACCACGCCCTGCTATGATGGCCAGTTCTTCTTCGACACCGACCATCCGGTGCTCGACGAGCTCGGCGCGCCGACCACCGTCGCCAACACCGACGGTGGTGCCGGCACGCCCTGGTTCCTGATCGACGACACCCGCGCGCTCAAGCCGATCCTGTTCCAGGAGCGCAAGAAGCCGGTGTTCATCGCCAAGGACAATCCGGAGGACGAGCGCGTCTTCTGGAACAAGGAGTTCATCTACGGGACCGACGCCCGCTATAATGTCGGTTTCGGCTTCTGGCAGTTCGCCTGGGGCTCTCGCCAGACGCTCAACGCTGCCAATTATGCGACCGCGCGCGCCAGCATGATGAACATGAAGGGTGACTATGGCCGCCCGCTCGGCGTCATGCCCCGCCTGCTCGTCGTCCCGCCTGCGCTGGAAAGCGCGGCGCTCAAGATCGTCAACAACGAGCTGGGCCCGAACGGTGAGACCAACGAGTGGAAGGGCACTGCCAAGGTCGAGGTCGTGCCGTGGCTGGCATGATGCTGCCCGCGCTGCGCGTGACGGCGACCGTCGCGTCCTTCTGGCGCGCCGGCCTGCAGTTCACGCGCGAGCCGCGCCGGCTCGATGCGACGGTGCTGACGCCGGCGCAGATCGTCCAGCTGCTCGACGAGACGATGCTGATCGTCGAGGCGACGCTGGACGGCGAGACCTGGACGGTCGTCGACCGGCACGCGGCCGAGTTGCTCTGGCTGCGTGAGTTGGCACGGCGCACGGCCGGCATGACGGTGGACGAGGTTCGCCAGGCGATGGCCGACGGTACGCTGGGCGTGGCCGATGACGTGCTCAATGCCATGCGGGCGGCGGCGTCGCCCGATCAAGAATACCCAGTCCCTGGGGACCCGGACGCAACCGGTGAAGCACAGGCGGGCGGAGCAAGCCCGTCGCCAGGCGAAGCCGCGCGCGAGCCGGGAAAGGACGAGGTCGCTGAAGACCAGGCCTCGTCTGTTGACCTCCCCGGGGCGGATGCGGCTGCGGCGGTCGCATCCGAGGTGCCTGCAGGCGGGGAGCCCGGCGATCCGGCAACGGACCCGGCGGGCGAAGGACCAACCGTTGCGGACCCCGTTCCCGCACCGGTCGCCGCACCCAAGCCGGCGCGCCGCCCGCGCAAGGCCGAAGACTGATCCATACCACCTGATCCCCGGCGGGCGCGCGTCGTCCGCCGGGATCATCGACCAGGGTGACCGCCACCGATGTATGCCACGCTCGCCGATATGCTCGCCCGCTTCGAGGAATCGGAGCTGGTGCAGGTCGTCGACGCGGCCGACCTGGCCGATCCCGTCCTGGCGACGCGCGTTGACGCCGCCATCCTGCGCGCCGGCACGCTGATCAATGCGCATGTCGCCGCCAAATACCGCACCGGCACGGACCCGGTCCCGCCGCTGCTGACCGAGATCGCCTGCGACCTGGCGCGCCATGCGCTGTATCGCAGTGCACCGCCCGAAACCGTTGTCGATCGCCGCGACAAGGCGATGGCGCTCCTCAAGGACATTGCAAAGGGGGTGATCAAGCTGGACGCGGGCGAGGAAGCCTTGCCCGAACGACCGGGCGCGATCCTGGTCGAGCGGCCCGACCGGCTGTTCGGCCGCGACCGGTTGAGCGGCTACTGATGTCGGTCGCACTGGAAATCCGCGCCGAGGGCCAGCAAGACGTCGAGCGCAAGCTCGGCCAGTTGCTGATCCGCTATGGCGACCTGACCCCGCTGATGCAGCGCATCGGCGTGCATCTTGAGACCACGACGATCGAGCGGTTCGACCTGGAGCGTGCGCCCGATGGTGCGCGCTGGCTGCCGTCGCTGCGCGCCAAGCAAACGGGCGGCAAGACGCTGACCGACACGGCGCGCCTCAAGCAGTCGATCCGCTTCATCGCCTCGGCCGATCGGGTCGAGATCGGCAGCAACGTCCGCTACGCCCGCGTGCACCAGGAAGGCGCGACGATCCGCGCCAAAGGTGGCCGGCTGCGCTTTCGCCTGCCCGGCGGGCTGGGCTTCCGCTCGCCCGAGCAGGTGGTCATCCCGGCGCGCCCGTTCCTCGGCCTGTCGGCGGAGAACCGCGAGGAAATCCCCGCGCTGGCCGACGACTTCGTGGCGGAAGCGCTGTCGTGATCGCGCTGTTCCTGATCGCGCTGTTCCCCGTTTGGCTGGTCGGCGTCGTGCCGCTGGTGTGGCTGGTGCCCTGGACGCTGATGCGCCCGGCCGAGGCGCTGCTGGTGGCGGCGCTGGTGATCCTGTGGCCGCTGACGCTCGCCGTCGTGCTGGTCGAAAGGTTGCTGACGGAGGGTGGCGGATGCTGATGTTCTATCTTGTCGGGTTGGTGGTGACGGCCGTGACCACGATCGGCGAGCTGATCGACGACGAAACGTCGATCACGTTTGTGCACGTGGTTCTCGTGCTCGCCTGGCCGATTGTCTTGACCGCTGCCGCGCTCGCCTGGTCGATTGTCTTGACCGCTGCCGTTCTCGACGCGGCGCGGGGCGAACGGCCATGATCGGTGCGATCGAGAACGCGATGCTCGCCCGGCTGAAGGCCGCGGCCGATGCCGGGGCGCTCGGCTATGCCTGGCGGATGCTCGACACCTATCCCGACGACTGGGACGAGCTGTTCAAGAACAAGGGGGCGATCAATACGCCAGCGGCCTGGGCGACGTTCGGCGGCATCTCGTCGCTGCGGATGGAGGATTCGGGCGGGTGGCGCGCGATCGCCACCTTCGGCCTGGTCGTCGCCGCCCAGAATCTGCGCAACGAGACCGCGACCCGGCACGGCCACCGCAACCCGGCGGGCGAGCTGGTGGAGCCCGGCAGCTACCAGCTGATGGTCGATGCGATCGGCCTGCTCGGCGACAATGACTTCGGTCTGGATATCGAGCCGCTCGAAGTCGTCCAAGCGGTCCAGGTCGCGACCGGGACGATCGCCAACCTGCGCAATATCTCGATGTGGGCGATCGAGTTCCGCACCGCCTTCCACATCCCCGAGCTGACCTTCGACGCCGACGGCAACCTGGCCGACTTCGAGATTTTTCACGCCAATTGGGACGTCCCGCCGTTCGGCGGCGTCGATGCCGATCCGGGCGAGGCGGGCGTGCAGCTGCCCGCCGACGCGGCTGCCGACGCGACCGACCATGTGGAGCTGCCGCAATGACCCCGATCACCGTCGTTCCGGCCGCCGGCCGCCGCGTGCGCAAGGAAGACGGCCAGCTGCTCGCGGCCGAGGGCGAAGCCGTGCTGCTCACCTCCTACTGGCTCCGCCGCATCGCGGACCGTGATGTCGTTCGTCCCAACGCGACCGCCCGGCGGCGCACCCCCAAAAGGAACCCCGCATGACGATCAGCTTCAACAGCATCCCGGCGCAGCTCCGCGTCCCCGGCACCTATATCGAGTTCGACTCGTCGAAGGCGGTGAGCGGCCTGCCGCCCGCGCCGAACAAGATCCTGCTGATCGGCCAGCGCCTGGCCACCGGCACGGTCGCCGCCGGCGTGCCGACCCGCATCGTCGCCGCCGACCAGGCGGTGCAGGCGTTCGGTCGTGGATCGATGCTGGCCGGCATGGCCCGCGCGCTCAAGGCCGCGGACAGCTTCACCGAATGCTGGGCGGTGGCGCTGGACGACAATGGCGCGGGCGTCGCGGCGTCGGGCACGATCACGATCACGGGGGCTGCCACCGCGCCGGGCACGCTGGCGCTGATGATCGCGGGCCAGGCGGTGCCGGTCGGCGTCGCCTCGGGCGCAACCGCCGCGACGATCGCCACCGCCGTCGTGGCGGCGATCGCCGCGCTCCCCGACCTGCCGGTCACCGCCGCCGCAGCTGCCGGCGTCGTCACCGTCACGGCGCGGCACAAGGGCACCGCCGGCAACGACATCGATCTTCGCCACAGCTATTATCAGGGCGAGCAGCTGCCCGCCGGCATCGCGGTCGCGATCGCGGCGATGGCGAACGGGCTCACCAACCCGGACGTGGACGCGGTGTTCGCGGCGATCGGCGACACGCAATATCCGACGATCGCGCTCGGCTTCGCCGATGCCGCCACGCTGACCAAGGTCGAGACCGAGCTGGCCAGCCGCTGGGGGCCGCTGCGCATGATCGAGGGCATGGCCTATGCCGCGGCGCGCGGCGGCCAGGGCGCGCTGGCCGCGATCGGCGCGGCGCGCAACTCGGCCTTCGTGTCGATCATCGGGGCCAAGGCGGCGCTCAATCCCACCTGGGAATGGGCGGCGAGCTATGCCGGCGTCGTCGGCTTCAACGGCGCGATCGACCCGGCGCGGCCGTTCCAGACGCTGGAGCTGCCCGGCATCCTGGCACCCGCCCAGGCCGATCGCTTCACCCGGGCCGAACGCGAGCTGCTGCTGAAGGATGGCATCTCGACCTTCACGGTCGATGCCGGCGGCAAGGTGCTGATCGAACGCGCGATCACGACCTATCAGACCAACGGCTTCGGGCTTGAGGACATCGCGTTCCTGGACGTCAACACGCCGCTGACGCTCGCCTATCTGCGCCTGGCGGTGCGGTCGCGCATCGGCCTCAAATATCCGCGCCACAAGCTGGCGAACGACGACGCCAATTACGGCCCCGGCCAGGCGATCGTCACGCCGCGCGTGCTGCGCGCAGAGCTGATCGCGCTGTTCCGCGAGCTGGAGGAAGCCGGCCTGGTCGAGGACCTGGACCAGTTCGTGGAGGATCTGCAGGTCGAGCGCGACGCCGGCGATCCCAGCCGGGTCAACGCGCTGATCCCGCCCAACATCGTCAACCAGTTCCGCGTGTTCGCCGGCCGCGTCGAGTTCCGGCTCTGACGCCCTGCTGACACGCTTTTCAAGGAGGATTTGAGAATGGCCAATCGAAACCAGGTGCTGGGCCAGGTGCGGGTCAAGGTCGACGGCGAGGTGCTGGAGACCAACGGCACCTCGACCTTAGAGCTGGGCGGCCCGGTGCGCACCGCCGTGCGCGGCGACTATCAGGCGGGCGCGTTCAGCGAAACGACCCAGGAGAGCAAGGTCGAGACCAACCTGCTGGTCAAGCGCGGCACTAAGTTGCGCCCGCTAAGCGCGATCGACAATGCGACGCTGGTTTTCGAGGCGGACACCGGCCAGACCTTCATCATCCGCGGTGCCTATGTCGCCGACGTGATCTCGCTCACCACCAGCGACGGCACCGCCCAGGTGGTGTTCCAGGGTCCGCCCGCCGAGGAAGTCCGCTGATGTCTGTCGTGGTGGAGAAGCCCTATCAGCTCAAGCACGCGCTGACCGTTACCTTCAAGCCGCTCGGCGGGCCGGAGCGCGAGGAGGTCATCACCGAGGTCACGTTGCGCCGTGCGACCGGTAAGGACCTGCGCCTGATCGACCGGCTCGCCGGGCAGCCGATGGCGCTGGTGCTGGAGGCGATTGCGACGCTGTCCGGCCTGGAGCTGGCGATCGTCGAGCGGCTCGACGCGGAGGATATCGGCCCTTTGGGGGAGCTTGCCATGTCGAGATTGGAGGGTGGCCGCCCAACTGGCGGGACGCCTTAGCCGCGCTCGCGCAGGCGTTTCACTGGGGGCCGAGCGAGCTGATGCAGCTCACCTGGCCCGAGATCGAAGAGTGGTTGGCGCAGGCACGCCGCCTGCATGAGGGGCAACGGTCATGACGCTGAAGACGTCGCTGATCCTGGACGCAAAGGACCGGGCAAGCCGGATCGTCCAGCGCGTCAACCGCGCGACCGAGCAGCTCCGCACCCGCGGCGTCACCCCGCTCGGCCGCGCGATGGAAGCGACCAATCGGGTGAGCGGGCGTTTCCTCACCGGCCTGCCGACGCGCCTGGCCACCCTGCAACGTCGCACCGCCCAGCTCGCCGGCCGCGCGGGCATGCGCGGGCTTGAGTTGAGCGCCTATGGGGCGGGCTATGCCATCGGCGCGCTGATCCGCAAGGCGGCGACCCTGTCGCTGACCCTGGCCAAGCTGGCCGGCGGCGCGGCGGTGTTCGGTGCCGGGTGGCTGACCGGCGGCATCATCAAGACGGCGATGGCCTTCGAACAGTTCCAGGTCGTGCTCGAAAACACGGAAGGATCGGCGCAGAAGGCGCGCGAGGCGATGGACTGGGTCAAGACCTTCGCCAAGACCACGCCTTACGAGATCGGCGATGTCATGGGCGCGTTCGTCGCGCTGAAGGCGTTCGGCATCGATCCGGTCAACGGCTCGCTGCGCTCGCTGGGCAATGCCGCCTCGGGCATGAACAAGCCGCTGATGCAGGCGGTCGAGATGCTGGCCGACGCACAGACAGGCGAGTTCGAACGGCTGAAGGAGTTCGGCGTCCGCGCGAGCAAGCAGGGCGAGCGGGTCAGCTTCACCTATATGAAGGCCGGCCGCGAGATCACCCGCACCGCGAAGATGAGCGGCGTGGAGATCCAGCGCGCGCTGATCGGCATCTTCGACGAACGCTTCAACGGCATGATGGACCGCCAGTCGCGCACGCTTGCCGGCATGTGGTCGAACCTCATGGACTCGGTCGCCAATTTCCAGCTCGACGTCGCCAATGCCGGCTTCTTCGACGTGCTGAAGGGACGTGCCGAGCAACTGCTGCAGACGGTCAACCGCCTGGCGGCCGACGGCACGCTCACGCGCTGGGCGGAGGAAATCTCCGACCGGCTCGAGAAGATGGTCGACTATGCCTGGAAGTTCGCGACCGAGACCAACTGGTCTCAGGTCGGCGCAGATCTGCGCGCCGTCGCCGATGCCGCCTGGCTGCTGGTCCGCGCGTTGGCGAGCGCGGTCCGCCTGGCCCAGGACTTTAGCAAATATTCCCGCCTCACCGGATCGCCGACCAGCGCGCTTGGCCTGTCGCTCGCCGAACAGTTCCTGCCCAGGGGGCAGAAGCCCGCGCCACGCCCGCGCGCGCCGATGCCCGCCGCCAACGTCGATGGCCGCGGCGCGCTGTGGAACAATGCCATCCGGCCGCGCGCGCCCGAATGGCCGGGCATGGGTGCTGGGCCGGTCAAGCCGGGAACCCAGACCAGCAAGGCCGACGTCACGCTGAAGATCATCGACGAGGGCGGGCGATCGCGCGTCGTCGGCATGAACGCCGACCGCAACACCCGCCTGTCGATCGAGAAGCGCGGCCGAACCATGGCGATGCCGGCATGAGCTGGCGCGACGACTATCGCCCGGGGTCGTTCCGGGGCGTGCCCTTCCGCACCCAGGCGGCGGAGCGCCAGGGCGGACGGCGTGGCGTCACCCATGAGTTTCCCGGCCGCGACACGCCTTGGACCGAGGACCTCGGCCGCCGCGCCCGCCGCTACACGCTCGATTGTTTCGTCGCCGGCGACGATTATTTCGGCGCGCGCGATGCGCTGGAAGCCGCGCTGGAAGCGCCGGGCCCGGGCACGCTGATTCACCCCTATGTCGGCACGCTGACCGTCAATATCGAAGATTATTCGGTGCGGGAGTCGACCGACGAGGGCGGCGTCGCTTTCTTCACCCTGTCCGTCGTCGAATCCGGCGCACCGATCGCCACCGATGCCGGCGTCGATACCGGCGACGTCGCGATCGCGCGCGCCGATGCGGTGACCGCCGCCGCCCCGGCCGCGTTCGCGTCGCGCTTCGACGTGACCGGCGTCGCCAGCTTCGTCGAGGATGCCGCGACCGATCTGGTGCGCCGGACGGCGGCGATCGCCGCGATCGCCGGCGGGCTTCAGGGCGGTATCGGTCCAGCGCTGCGCGCCTTCGAATCGGGCCTGTCGGTCCTGCCCGAAGGCGCGACCGCGCTGGTGCGATCGCCGTTGATGCTTGCCCAGGCGGTGACCGGCCTGATCCAGTCAATCGGCGCGCTGGGCGGCACGCCGGCGGCGCGCATCGCCGGGCTGACCACCCTGGTCGGGTTCGGCGACACGGTGCCCGCGACGATCGGCGCGACCACGGCGCGCAACCGCCAGCGTGACAATGCCGTCGCCTATGTCGACCTGGTCACCACCGTCGCCGCGGCCGAGCTGGTCCGCGCGATCACCATCGCGCCGCTGACCTCCTATAGCCAGGCCGCGCAGCTCCGCGACAGCGCGGCCGAGCTGATCGAGCGGCAGCTCGTCTGCGCTGCCGATGCCGGGCGCGACGAGGTCGCCGAACGCTATGCGCAGTTGATTGAGGTCATGGTCGCCGACGTCACCGCGCGCGGCGGCACGCTGGCGCGCGTCTATGGCTTCGTGCCGCCGCGCACCACGCCGGCGCTGGTGATCGCTGCGCGGCTCTATGGCCCGCGCGCTTCGGTCGATCGCGCGGCCGACCTGATCAGCCGCAACCGCGTGCGCCACCCCGGCTTCGTCGCCGGCGGCCGATCGATCGAAGTCACCTCCATCGAAGCGGCGGGGGCGCGCAATGGCTGATCCGGTGGCACCGCGCGAACAGGTCGAGCTGGTGATCGACGGCCGCCGGCATGAGGGCTGGACGGCCGTGTCGATCACGCGCGCGATCGACACGCTGGCGGGCAGTTTCGAGCTGACGCTCGCCGAACGCTGGGCCGGCCAGCCCGACCGGTTCGACCTGAAGGCGGGTGCGGCCTGCACGGTGCGCATCGGCGGCGAGACGGTGATCACCGGCCATGTCGATCAGCTCCGGGTGCGGTTGAGCGGCGAGGAACACGAACTGACGGTCATCGGCCGCGATCGCGCCGGCGACCTGGTCGATTGTTCGGCGATCCCCAAATTCACCAGCTATCGCGGCGTGCGCCTGGAGACGCTGGTGCGCGATCTGGTGGAGCCGTTCGGCATCGACGTCACGGTCTCGACCGCGACCGGCGATCCGATCCGGGTGTTCGCGGTCCAGCAGGGCGAGACGGTGCAGGCGGCGATCGAGCGGCTCTGCCGGATGCGCGGCCTGATCGCGATCAGCCGCAGCGACGGCGGCATCGATCTCACCACGCCCAGCGCCGCTGGTGCGAGCGTGATGCGGGTGCGCACCGGCGATAATCTGCTGGAGGCGACCGCGACCCACGACGTCAGCGAGCGGTTCAGCCAATATATCGTCAAGGGCCAGGCGGCGGGCGACGACACGTTGAACGGCGCGGCGGCGGCCAGTCCGTCGGCGCGTGCCGCCGATCCGGCGATCACCCGTTATCGCCCGCAGATCGTGATTGCTGAAGATCAGGCGACCATCGCGGCGCTGATCGCACGCGCGAAGTTCGAAGCGAGCGTGCGCGCCGGCCGCGCCCAGTCGGCCGAGGTGACGGTGCTGGGCTGGCGCACGCCCGGCGGCGCGCTGATCGCGCCGAACCAGTTGATCGATATCGAGGCACCCGAGCTGTTCATCGAAGGGCGGATGCTGATCGAAGCCGCGCGCCTCGTACTGGACGGACAGGGCGAGCGTGCCGAGCTGTCGGTCGTGCCGCCCCAGGCCTATAGCCAGATCGCGGTGCCGGAACAGGCAGAAGCGTCGCGCGTGCGCCGCCGGCGCGGAGAACGGGCATGATGCCCGACCTCGCCCGCGCGCTGGCCCCGATGACCAGCCGTATCCGGCTGATGATCGGCCGCGCGGTGATCGCGGCGGTCAACGACGTGACGCGCGTCCAGGCGCTGCAGCTCGACCTGCTCGCCGACGAGACGCTGGGCGAGGTCGAGCATTTTCAGGGCTATGGGCTGACCAGCCATCCGCCGGTCGGCCTCGAGGCGCTGGTCGCGTTTGTGGGCGGGACGCGCAGCCACGGCGTCGTCGTCGCGGTCGGCGATCGCCAGTACCGGCTGCGCGGCCTCGAGCAGGGTGAGGTCGCGCTCTACGACGATCAGGGTCAGGTGGTGAAGCTCGGCCACGACGGCGTGCTGATCCAGACCGACAAGCCGGTGCGGGTCGAGGGCGAGACGGTGACGGTGATCGCCGATCGCGTCGATCTGGGCGGCGAGGATGGCCCGGCGGTCGCACGGGTCGGCGATCCGGTCGCCGGTGGCGTGATCCAGGCGGGCTCGAGCAAGGTGTTCGCGGCATGACGCGGCGGCAGACGAGACCAAAGCGGCCGACGCTGATCTCGCGGGAAGAGGAGGTAACTCCCGAATTGCTGCGGCTGCTCGACGCCGTTGGCTGGCGGCCGTCAGATGCGACGCCCAAGCGCTGCGTCACGAAATGGAGCAGCGCCGGCCAGCTTCGCTCCGTCACCTTCCGTTGGCCAGACGGATGGTGGATGCGCTTGAACCGTCTGAAGAACGACGATTGGTCGACGTCCTTCGGGATCACGCTGACGGCGAAGGTCAAGGCATGACCGACGTCGCGCTCCGCTACGACGCCGATCTCGGCATTTGTGACATCGCCCTCGATGGCGGCCTGGTCGCGACCGATGACGGGCTGCGCACCGCCGTGCTGATCAGCCTGTTCACCGATGCGCGCGCCCGCGACGACGATCCGCTGCCACAGCCGGGCGGCGATCGGCGCGGATGGTGGGGCGATGCAGAGCCGCGCGTCGCCGGCGACGAGACCGGGTCGCGGCTGTGGCTGCTCGAGCGCGAGAAGATCGTGCCCGGCGTGCTGGCGCGCGCCCGCGAATATGCCGAGGCCGCGCTGGCCTGGCTGGTCGAGGAGCGGATCGCCGGCGCGGTCGAGGTCGAGGTCGAGGCGATCCGGCCGCAGACGCTGGCGATCGGCGTCACCATCACGCGGCCGACCGGCCCGGCGCGCCAGCGCTTCGATTTTGTCTGGGAAGCCACCGCATGACCTTCATCCGCCCGACCCTTTCCGAGCTGATCACCCGGGCGACGGCCGATTTCGACGCGCGGATGCCGGGCGCGGACAGCCGCGTCCGTCGGTCCTTCCTGGACGTGCTCGCGCGCGTTCATTCGGGCGCGGCGCACGGGCTTTACGGCTATCTGTCCTGGCTCGCGCTCCAGCTTATGCCCGACACGGCCGAAGCCGAGTATCTCGATCGCTGGTCGACCATCTGGGGCGTGGCGCGCAAGGCGGCGGCACCGGCTATGGGCACGATCGCGCTGACCGGCGTCAACAATGCGGTGGTCAGCGCCGGTGCGCTGCTGGCGCGCAGCGACGGCACGCGGTTCCGCACGCTCGACGCGGCCGTGATCGCCGGCGGCGTCGCGACCGTCCAGGTCGAGGCGGTCGATGGCGGTGCCGCCGGCGTCACCGCGCCGGGCGCGCAGCTGACCTTCATCTCGCCCGTCTCGGGCGTCGGCGCGATCGCGATCGCCACCGATGGCCTGGTCGGCGGCGCGGACGAGGAAAGCGACGCGCAGCTGCTCGCCCGCCTCCTCACCCGCATCCGAACGCCGCCGCAGGGTGGCGCGGCGAGCGACTGGACGAGCTGGGCGCTCGAAGTGCCGGGCGTCACGCGTGCCTGGACCTATCCGAACTGGATGGGCCCGGGCACGGTCGGGCTGACCTTCGTCCTCGACGGCCGTGACGACATCCTGCCGACCGAGGCGGACCTGGACGCGGTCGCGGCCTATGTCGAGCCGCGCCGCCCGGTCACCGCGACGCCGATCGTGTTCGCGCCGACGCCGCAGCCGGTGACGCTGCTGATCGGGCTGACCCCCGACGAGCCGGCGGTGCGAGCAGCGATCGTCGCCGAGCTGGCCGATTTGTTCTTCCGCGAAGCCCAGCCGGGCGGCACGCTCTACCTGTCGCGCATCCGCGAGGCGATCAGCCAGGCCGCCGGCGAGTTCGACCATGTCCTCTACTCGCCCGCCGCCAACATCGTCGCCGAGCCGGGCTTCTTCCCGATGCTGGAGGACGTGCTGTGGCAATGATGGACGCCGCCGCCTATCGCGACCAGCTCGCCCAGCTCCTGCCGCTCGGCCGTGCCTGGCCGCGCGAGCCCGACACGACGCTGGGCGGGCTGCTTGCCGGCCTGGCCGAGGAGCTGGCGCGGATCGACGGGCGCGCCGCCGACCTGATCGAGGAAGCCGACCCGCGCACGACGGTCGAGCTGCTGACCGATTGGGAGCGGGTCGCGGGTCTGCCCGACACCTGCAGCGGCGTGCCCGACACGATCCGCGAGCGCCAGGTGGCGATCGCCAACAAGATCGCCGAGCTGGGCGGCCAGAGCATCCCCTATTTCACGGAGATCGCCGCGCGCCTGGGTTATGATGCCGAGATCGAGGAGCTGTCGTCGTTCGACGTCGATGATCGCGTCGACCAGGACGTAAACGGCGATGATTGGCGCCATGTCTGGCGGGTCAACATCTACCTCAACAGTGAGCAGTTCCGCACGGCCTTCTCGGAACTCACCACCGAATCGACGGTCGAGGAGCGCCTTGTCGGCTTTGGCGCGCTCAACCTGGAATGCCTGATCGAGCGCGCGAAGCCCGCCCACACGATCGTGCTGTTCGCCTACATCGTCGAGCCTGCCCCGCTGTGGTGGTTCGACTTCCTCACCGAAACCCTGATCACCAGCGGAGAAGACTAGTGCACGCGATCGACACGCCCGGCAGCATCGAGGGCCGGTTCACCGAAGGCAACCCGGCGATCGGCCAGCGCGCCACCAAGCTGGGCGCGGCCTGGCCCAACGACGTCCAGGACAATCTGCTGTTCCTGCTCGAAGAGGCCGAGATCGCGCCGACCAAGGGCCGCAAGCAGGACGTCGCCGACGCGGTCAAGGCGATCGTCGCCGGCATGGTCGGCACCGGCGGCGGATCGGTGCCGACCGCACGCCAGGTGGTCGGCGGCGGCCTCGTCACCGGCGGCGGCGACTTGAGCGCCAATCGCACGTTGACCGTGACGGCCGCCACCGGCGCGGAGGTCGCCGAAGGCGCCGCCGATGATGTCGTGGTCACCCCGGCCGCGTTGCGCGCCGCCGCCGACGCGGGCCTGGCCGCCAACGGCTATTACCGGGTGCCCGGCGGCCCGATCTTTCAGTGGCGCAGCCTGATCGGCAGCTACAATGAAGGACCGGTCTTCATCGCCTTCCCGATCGCCTTCCCGACCGCCTGCTTCATGGCGGTGCCGTTCATCATGAACGCGTCGGCCAACGTCCAGGTCGATATCTTCGCCCAGATCGTCAGCGTCGCCCAGAATGGCGCGACGGTGCTGGTCAACCGCGACGATAGCGGCGTGCCATCGGCCAGCGGCGTCGGCCTGTTCGCGGTGGGCTTCTGATGGCGGCGCGCAGAAAGGCACCGGCGCGCCAGGCGCCGGCGACGCTGGTCGAAGCGACCGAGCTGGCGGCACGCTATGTCGCGGTCAATCACGAAATCGAGCATGTCGAGGCGATCGCCGATGCGTGGATCGCCGGGGTCAAGGAAGAGCGCGACCTGAAGCTTGCGCCGCTCCAGGAAGAGGCGCGCGCGATCTTCGACCAGTTGCGGAGCTGGTGGCCGACCGCACGCGCCGACGTCGCCGGAGATCGCCGGTCGATCGAGCTGGCCGGCGCGCAGATCGGCGAGCGATTGAGCCCGCCGGCCGTCGCGCTGCGCAAGGGTCTGACCGTCAAGGCGGCGATCGACGCGGTGGCCGAGCGGTTCGGCCGCGCGTCGAGCTATCTGCGCACCAAGCTCGAGCTCGACCGCTCGGCCATCCTCCAGGCGATCCAGGCCGAGCCCGAGGGCGACGTCGCTGCCATCGGCTTCCGCGTCGATCAGGCCGACGAGTTTTTCATCGCGGTGCGGCCGCTCGACACCACCGAAACCGTCCAGGGAGACCCCGAATGATCAACTACACTGTGCACGCACATGCGCTCGCGCGGACCGGCATTGCCAAGGCGGCGGTGCCGCTCATGCGCGTGCCACCAGCCGGCGAGCGCCTCGGGCTCGGGGTCGCGAGTGCGGTCATCAGTGGCCCGTGCGAGATCCGGGTGCTGCCCGACGAGGACATCTACTTCGACGTTCGCAATGTCGCCGCCGACCTCAACCCCGCCGCGTCGCCCATGAAGCTGCTGGCAGGAACCGAGAACTGGTTCGAGCTGCCGCAGGGGCCACACTACATCCAGGGGAGCGCGGCGTAATGGCGTATCCGAACTCCGGCGCGGACGGCTATGCGCGCAACCTGATCGAGCGCATCCCGCGCGTCTATGACGCGTCGATGCCGGTCGCCTACAAATCGCAGCTTCAAGCCGGTGGCATTTCGGCGGCGGTCCAGGCCTTTTATGACGACCCTGACGTTCGCAGCATGTGGGTGCCGGCAGGCGACTACACATGGTCGCAACAGGTCATCAACACCAACGGCCTCGACAAGACGCTCGAGTTTGCTCCCGGTTGCCGGCTGTCGCGCACGGGCAAGTTCAACCCGATCAAGATCATTGCGCCGTTCGCTTGGGTCGCGGCCATCACGGCCGTCAACGAGGTCACCGCCGACATCGGCGAGGCTGCGAGCGGTGCGACGACGCGGCATCACCAGGTGGTGTTCGATGGCCCGACGCGCGCGATCACCCGTGGCGATCGGTTCAAGATCGTCAGCGACGACGAGCTGCTGAACGCAAAGGCCGGGTCGGTCGCGAACAAGCGCCGCCGCGGCGAGCACGCATCGGCCGCCGCGCCGGTCGGCGTTGCCGGCACCGTCGGCAACACGGCGATCCTGACCGGTCTGTTGTCGGAGACCTATCCGACCACTCCGCGCATCGCCGCGATGTCCCGCCAGAAGATCATTATCCGGGGCGGGGAGTGGCGTGACGCGGCGGGGCTGACCGACACGGCCGAGATCGGCTTCATCAACCTGATCGGCCTGGTCGATCCCGAGGTCTCGGACATGCAGTTCGAGGACATCTATTCGACCGGCGTCCGCCTTGCCGGCTGCTGGGGGGCGAAGGTCGACAACGTCATCGGGCGTAACGGCCACAACCTTGCCGACGACGGTGTCTATCCATACCTGATCAACGACGTCGGCAGCACCGGCTCCGTCATCACCTTCCCCAAGGGCTGGGGGATGCGCCACGTCGTCACGACCAACACCGATGTGGTGCCTGTTGCGGCGAATGAGGGCGCCGACAGCGTTCAGCTCATCCACGAGCATGGCCGTTCACGACAGGGGCGCTGCATCGGCGGCTATAGTTATGGTGCGAGCAATACCGGCTTCGACACCCACGACGAGACGGACGATTATACCTTTGAGGGCTGCGTATCGGTCGGTGGCTATGCGGGGCCGGAGAGCGGCGGTGGCGGCTTCTCATCGCGCGGGCGGGACGTGCGATTCGAGGGCTGCGAGGCCTATTTCTGCCGCAATGGTTTCAATATCGGCACTTGGGGCCTGACCGAGATCATCAGGCCGACGGTGCTCGGGGCGACCCTTTCGGCGCTGGAAGTCGGCGTGTCGACGACCGCGAACGTCCGCAGTATCTGCAGGGTCCGCGGCGGGCTGCTGCAATCCGTCGGCAACGCTTCGATCGTCGTGGCCGGTGAGGGCGATGCCGGTGGAAAATCGCCGGTCGACCTGGACATCGAAGGGACGCGCCTGGCCGCTGCCGGCACGACGCCGCGCTCGAAGCTGATGACCCTCAACAATGCGCGCCTGCGCTATCGCAACATCACGTTCGACGTGAGCGAATACGCACCAAGCGCGGCAGCGAACCCGGCGACTATCGAGCTGTTCACCAACGACAACGACATCGAGGGTGACGGCTTCGGATGGGCCATGCCCGACGTGATGCCGGCGAACTTCACGGCGCTGGGATCTCTGTTCCTCGTGGCCGGGCCAAACACATCTCGGGTGCGGATGCGCGGGCTGAGTTATGTCGGCGTGCCCGAGATCACGAGCGCGTCGATCAGCCAGGGCAACATATTCGGCATTCCGGCCAACATGACCGGCAACGTCATGGTGAGTGGCGAGAAGACGGTGAACGGCACCCGGAGCGTCAGTAGCTATTTGGCGATCGTCGCGGCGGCGGCGGGCGTCATAAACGTCTCGCGGGTCGGTGACCGCTCCATGATCGCGCGGCTCTCCGGCGGGAACGGCGCGCTCTCAATGACCAACCTGGCGGCGACGAACCGGACCAACGGCGACGAGCTGCTGATCGCAAATGACAGCAACGGTGCCGTGACGATCAACTCAATCGCCATCGCGGCCGGCGGCCAGCAGCGCTTCGCGGTCATCAACAATGTGTGGAGGGCGGTGTGATGAAGCTGTTCTGGTGGTTTCCGCCGATCCTGGTCGAGGACCAGCCCAGCTCGAGCAACGGTCAGTCGCGCCTGCCGTTCATCGTCATGTACGGCAACCCGACGTCCAACGCCGCGGTGCTAGGCCAGGAGCTGGCCGAGTTCTGTGCCAAGTGGCTGCTGCTGTATGTGCCGGCGATCGCGGTCGCCTATCTGGCCTATCGCCATGTCCACTTCATCGCCCCGGCGCTGATCCTGCCACCTGCGTTCGTCATGCAGCGGCTGCCACCGCTCCGCCGCCAGCTTGAGTTGTTCGGCCACGAGGTCGAAGCGCAGGCGGCCGAGCTGCTCTACGGCACCCCGGCGGCCGACGTCCGGCTGTGGGAGATCGTCGCGCTGGCCCGGCCGAGCAATTACGGCGGCGTGTTCAAAGGGTGGTCGACCGAGCGGATCGGCGCGAGTCTTCGCGCGCGCGCCGGTGTGGCCAGATGGGCGGCGCGGCTGTTCATGCCGATCCTGACCCGGTTCAAGCGCCGCTATCGGTGAGCGGACCTGATTGCCGCCCTTTAAGAGGGGGGCGCGGCGCGCGCCAACGCGCCGAACCGCGCGGTGGGCCGCGCACCTAGCCCGGTCGCGACCGGGTTCGATCCCCTCACCGGAGCCCCGGCGAGGGGTGTTGTGAGTGCCAAAGATTATGGAGTCGTTATCACCCGTTACCCCCGTCCGGCCGCCGGCAGGATACATTGGCGGTAAGCGCAATTTGAGCCGCCGCCTGGTCGACCGCATCGACCAGATCGATCACAGCCTCTACGCCGAGCCGTTCGTGGGGATGGGCGGCATATTCTTCCGCCGGCGGCGTCGGCCGAAGGCCGAGGTCATCAACGACATCTCGGCCGACGTGGCGGTGCTCTTCCGCATCCTGCAACGTCACTATCAGCCGTTCATGGACATGCTCAAATGGCGCTTCGCCAGCCGAGCGGAGTTCGACCGGCTGATGAGCGTGGATCCGGACACCTGCACCGACCTGGAGCGGGCAGCGCGCTTCCTCTTCCTCCAGCGCAACGCCTTCGGCGGCAAGGTCGTCGGCCGCAACTTCGGCGTCAGCTACGACCAGCCGAGCAAGTTCCGATGGTCCGAGCTCGAGGGGCTGCTCCAGGATGTCCATGACCGGCTCGAGGGCGTCTATATCGAGCGGCTGCCCTATGAGCCGTTCATCCGCCGCTACGACCGCCCAGGCGCGCTGTTCTACCTCGACCCGCCCTATGCCGGCTGCGAGGGCGACTATGGCCCTGGCGTCTTCTCACCGGCCGATTTCGAGCATCTAAGCGCGCTCTTAGAGGCCATTGAGGGGCGCTTCATCCTGTCGATCAACGACACCCCCGAAATCCGCCAGACCTTCGCTCGCTTCACGATCGAGCCGGTCGACGTCGGCTATCGCATCAGCGGCAAGGTGACACCCGCCCGCGAGCTGATTATCAGTGGGCTATGA